TCTACAGTAACCTGTCGAACTTCTCCTTCCTGACCATAAAGATAGTTCTGTTGTGCTCCTCCTCTTTCCCTACCTTCTATAAACGTAAAGGTCATTTCTTCTGTTTCTGGCTCTGGAGCAGGAGCAGGTTCTGAAGTAGAAGGTGGTCTAACTATAGGGGCTTGCTTTGTGGGACCGCCTTTGACCCCACTAGTTGGCAGTGTTGGTTGGCCTACAGTTTCATCAAAGGTAGGCGTACCTCCTGAGTACATGCTCCCACCTGTAAACATTCCTCGAGAACTTTTAGCCATTTACTTTTCCCTTGATACGCCCTTGGTTTTTTCATAAGAGCGCATAGCACCAAGACCAAGCATACCCATTAGTACAGGCATCATAGTCTCTAGGTCAATGAGCGGTATAGTGACTTCAATAGCTAATAGAGCTAAAACAAAGTTGGTAAACGGTATGACCATAAAGTTGCCCATCATACCTAGTACGCAACACCAGCCAACAGCAGGTCTCCAACCAGAGACAAATAAGGACTTGTGTGCTGCTTCTACCTTGTTAACCTCTAGTTGTGACTTAGCAAGCTCCTGAGCGTGTCTCTGAGCCATTGTAGCGACTTCATGAGCTAACCTAGCCTTCTGGTCCTTGTCCTGTACAAACTTGTCCAGAAGCCCTGTAACAGGCCCTATGAGCGACTCAATCATCTAGCAAACTCCAAGATAGCAATAGCCATAGTCACAATAATAGCAATAGAAGCAAAGCCACCCGTCATCATCTTCTCTAGTTTGTCAAAGCGTTGATTGTGTGCGTCCAGTTGCATCTGAATCATTTCATAACGAATACTACACTCACGCTCATGAGCTTCTAACCGACTTAATGCTTGCTCTAGATCTGACATGACTATTCCTTACCGCTTTGGTGATCTACAGTCACCTGTGCATTCAGTTTACCAATTTCTACTTCTACTTTATTTAGCTGCCTACGTAACTCGTGTATCTCTACGTTGCGTTCTTCCAGAGCCATAATCTTAGCGTTCTGTATAAGATCGTCTGGTAAAGCACCACGTAGACCTAAAGGCCATTCACGAACAAACGCAGAGTTTTCCAGTATGTTCATGTTCTGTATTTCTTGACCGTGTTCAATAGAGATGATACGAGTGTCAAGAGTTACGTAAGCAGTAGTAGCCATAACGATGCCAGCACCAAGAGCAACTAAGTTCCTTAGCGGTATAGCTACTCTGGTGTTGTCATCAATCTCAGGCATTACCAAGGCATACCATCAGCAGACACAGGGTTCTTCTGTGCTTCGATGTTAGCTGTCAGTGCCGCCTCAGTAGCGTCTTGATCGACTGACTCGTGTACCCATGCCAGTACAGCAGACTCAGTAAGGTCATCGTAAGCTACAAAGCCGTCAGCATCAGCGTCAGGTGTAAAGCCTACAGTGCCGTATGAGGATGCAGTGAATGTGTCGTCACCAACAGTTTCAGATTCAGTAACACGCCAGTGTGCAACGGTTACACCGCCGTCTGCCACGTTACGCTCGAGATTGGCAATTGTCCATGTAGCCATTAGTTAAACTCCTTGTGCGTCCATTGCGTTTTGGTAAGCAGTGCGTACAGCGTCAGTCCATGCCGCATTGCAGATTCCTTGTATCTCTGCGCTTTCGCCTGAGATGTCTGTGTTTGACCATGTGTCACCTGACTTGGTAGATGGGTGCAACACACGTCGTGAAAAGCTACGACTAATCTCTGAACCGTCGTCATAGATGACTCGTGCAGTGCGAATCTGTACTGCCTTATGTTCGCCTACGACTTCGATTTTGTCGTCAATGTTTGCTTCTGTTAATGCCATTGTCTTTCTCCTTTAGTCCGTCTCAAGAGTCCACTTGAGATAATTAAGAATCTGTAACATAGTGACCCGAAAAGGCAATCCAATCGGTTGCTGATAAGCCGCTAGAGTTTAGGTCACGAAAGCTTTGATTGTTTCCTGAGCCCACACCGGCAATATGTGTGGTATTGGGAACAACTTGAAAAGTACACATTGTTGAAGAGCCACCGTAATCAAAACCGTTTGTTTTTGATGCCAAAGCAGGATAATTGCCGTCATTTTTTGAAGTAAACGGAAGCCCCGTTACTATGTTTGTGGAATTAGCGCCTGATATAGAAGCTATCTGAATAAAGCAGTGAATATAAACAACACGCCCTATTTTTGTATATCGCCCTCTTTGAGCAGTGTATGTCACAGTTGCATTGAAAATAGTAGGCGTCCACGTCCCTTCTTCATAGTCATCCAGCTTGTTAGCCTGACGCAGTACCGCCAAGGTATGCACCGCCTGACAGGTAAAGGTCTTTGAATTGCGCATTAGCATCGCCTAAGTCAATTGCCGCATTGCGGTACGCACCGTTTGCTGTACATGGGACAATTTCATCTGCAAGATAGTTAAATGCTAACCCTGTATCGCTAGTAGTTATAAATAAATTATATCCAGAGTTGCTACTACCAATACTACCGACTGGCTGACCTGCCTTGTTTATCTCTATAACGTCGCCGTCTGTACCACCACGGTTTAAGCGTAGTGACGGAGCAGAAGCAACAGAGTTAGTTATCTGCCCTCCTGCTTCTATTTGAGCGCCAGCAGAGCCAAAGTCATCAGCACTAGTCTTACCAACCAGCAAGTTGCCTGATGCATCAATTTTCACAGCAATCACTTCTGTTGCTGTTGCACCCGCAGAACCACTAGCAAAAGTAGAGAAAATGTGTCCGCCAGATGCTTGAGTATACTGACTGCCTAAGTCTGCATTTATATACTTAAAGGCACCGTTGTGCGTGATGTTATTACTTAAATATGTCGCAGAGCCTGCACCAGTTCCATCCGTATGACCATATAAGTTAGCTTGCTCTCCCACTTGAAGAGCAACCATGTAAGAACTAGTAGCAGAAGGGGTTTGATTAATTCCAACATTCCCGCTAGAGTCGATAACCATTGTTTCTGTGCCGTTAGGCAAAAACGATAACCGTTGCCCTCTTGCGCCTATTAATGCACCACTTGCGGCACTGTTTTCAAATTCTATATATGAAAGTGCAGAGCCTGTGTTTTCAAATTTAGATGTAATTGCATCACCAAAAGAACCTGAAACATGAAGTGCTTCTTCAGGACTGCTAGTGCCAATACCCAACGACTCCGCAGAAGCATCCCAGAACAACTTCGCAGTCGTGCCAGTGTCTTCGTAGAAGCTAATGTCGCCTGTATTAGCAACTGACAGCCTTAAAGCATCTGCTGTCTCATTTTTAATTAAGAAGTTGCCTAATGAGTTGTTTGAGCCAAACAAAAAGTTATCTGTGTCATCTTGCAGTCTTATGTAAGTAGCCGCAGTGCCTCCGTCAAAATCACCTGCAATGACCGCAGTATTAGCAACAGTCAAACCATCAGCAGTCACTGTGCCAGTTACGTCGATGCCTGTGTTGGTAGTGGCTAGTTTGATGCTGTTGTTATAGCTTAAAGTAAACGCGCCATTTAAAGATGCAGTAGCATAGTTAGCAGAACCGTCAGCGTTTTGTAAAAATAAGTTTTCTGCCCGTATACCTAAGTTACCAGTTCCCACATCTGCTATGAAGCTATTAGAACCATCATGATAAATCTGTAGGTCAGAGCCAGCACCGAAAATGGCTTTGTCGTTGTCGCCGAAAGATACGTCTGCTGTAGTCGTTAGACCTGCAAAGGTTGGGCTGTCAGTAGTAGCAACACCTTGATCCAGAGACTTAACAGCAGTAAGGTTAGTTAGCTCTGAATCCATCAAGGCACCAGCAGCAGTAACATTAGTTGTGTCTGTTACGTCCGCTAATGCTTCGATACCGTCCAGCTTAGTGTGGTCAGCATCGGTAAATACATTGGAGTCCGTAGCAGCTTCTACTGCGGCTCTAATCTCAGCATCAGTCTGATCTGCTGTAGCACTAGCCTCAATGCCATCTAGCTTTGTGTGATCTGCGTCAGTGAAAACATTAGAGTCGGTAGCAGCTTCTACGGCTGCTCTTATTTCAGCGTCGGTTTGGTCTGCCGTTGCGCTGGCTTCTATACCGTCTAACTTTGTATGGTCTGCATCTGTAAATACGTTGGAGTCAGTTGCTGCTTCTACAGCGGCTCTGATCTCAGCGTCAGTCTGGTCAGCAGTAGCACCAGCTTCTATGCCGTCTAACTTAGCACCGTCAGTAGCAACATCACGGCCATCAATAGTTCCGTCTGTAGTTAAGTTGCCAGAGATAACAGGAGCAGTAAGTGTTTTGTTAGTAAGCGTCTGTGTGCCTGTTAAGGGTTGTAACAGTAGAGTCAATATCAAAGGTAACAGTATTACCTGAGCCAGACGTATCAATACCAGTACCACCAGTAAACGTCATGGTCTCAGTATCTAAATCAATGTTTAGTGCGCCGCCTGAGTCAGCCTGGAAGTCAAGGTCTTGAGCATTAAGTTCTGTGGTTACAGAGTCAACGTACGCTTTTACGGACTGCTGTGTGGGAACCAGAGTTGCGCTATTAGATGCCATGTTGTCTTCGTCAACAAATGCAGTGACACCAATGGTTCCGTCAGAAATAGTTTCAAAGGTCAACGTACCTGTAAAGGTCGGACCTGCTGTGTCAGCTTTGGTTGCAATAGCAGTAGAGATTGCATCGAACTCAGTTTCAAATTCAGCGCCACGGATGATCTTTCCTGAGTCGCCTGTAGGTAACGAGTCCTTCGCTTCAAAGTCTGTAGTCTTAGTATAGTTCGACATCGGAAAGTCCTATTGCAGAAAAACGGAGGAGAAAGGAAAAAGGGGCCATTGCTGACCCCTCTTGTCGTTCTTATGCAGAAGGTACTGCGAGAACGAAACCAGCTTCAGGACGATATACCTGAACACCATACAAAGTGTCAGCAGTGTACAGAGTTGAGAGGTACTCCTGCTTGTACTGGGTTTGTGAACGTACGGCCATTTGCTCTGCCATGACAATTGCGTCTTTGTGGAAGAGAAGAGCAGCACGTGTATCAACGGTTCCTGCAGTGTTATCACCAGCAGCTTCGATAGTTGCACAGTTAGAAGACACGTAGATGTCTACACCGTACAGGTTACCGATAAGGCCAGAGTTAACTGACTGACCGCTTACGAAGTCAGAAGACACATAGCGATCAATGCCCATGATAGCATTACGAGTCGCAGGTGGAATAACAAGGCAACGGTTTTCCATAGGAACGTCGTTGTCGTCCATCTTCTGAATCATGTCACGGAAGAACGCGTCAGTAAAGTCGTCACCAGAAACAAGAGTGTCGTCAGTGTACTGAGTAGTTGTACCGTTGTCGTTGAAGAAACAACCAGTGTGCTGATAGTCAGTAGGAGCTACTGAACCAGAGTACACGATTGAACCACCGTTACCAAAGCCAGTACCTGCTGAGTGCAAGTCAGTGTCTACCTTAAGAGCAAGCTGGTAGCCAGCGTCTTCAGTGTAGAACTGACGGAGGCTGTTAAGCGCCTGTACTTCGACGATGTCTTCGATAAGACGTGAGTACTCGAAGTGACGGTCAACAGCAATCTGCAGTTCTGACTCTAGGTTTGCTTGGATTGTTACCGCAGTAGCTTCAGCTTTTGCAGAAGCAGATCCACGTGTTGGCTTAGGAATGTGAATTACATCACCTTTCTTACCAGACATTTGGATACGCTTTACAAGAGGTGCAAGCTTGAGGTTCTTTTGGTAAGCTGCAATTACTTCGTCACTCCAGATTTCTGGGATGAAAGTACCAGCAGCAGTTTTGTCAACTACAGCATTCGCTGTAAAATAAGTTCCAGAGGTTTCGCCAGCCATGATAAATCTCCTTGATAATTAGGCTACTTAACTCGACCCTCTTGGTACGCCTTAAATATTTCGTCTGACATAGACTGATAGCGTTCAGGGTCGGTTCGCATAAGTTTAATTATGTCAGCCCGACGATAAGTCTTCTTACGAGATCGCTCTGCTGTTCCTCTAGCAGTTCCGGTAGTTGCAGCTTTGAGAGATTGTTTACGTGCTGTTCGTTCTACTTTGGCTGTCTGCTTAACCATTTGGTTACGCTCTTTCCAAAGACTGAACAACTCGTTAGCAGCGTCATAATCATATTCCTGGTCTGCTGCTACAAACATCTGAGTCCTATATTTAGAAGCCTTAATCCACTCAGCAAATTTAGCGTCACCTAGTATGTCTTGCATGTCAGGATGTTCTGACTGTAGTTGTGCAAGTGCGGTTTGCTTCTTGTACTGAGTAGTGTATTCCTGCGCTTCTTTAATCTTAGGATGATTCTCAATAGCTTTACTAACGGCTGATTTTGGATCAGTAAAGAAATCAATGTCGTCATCTTCGTCAACGGGCTGTTGAACAGGTGTGTTTTTTTGTTCGAGTTGTGTATGTATGAAGTCGTCTACTACCTTACGTAACTCGCCAACTTCGGAAGACTGACGACCAAGCATCTTTTCAGCTTCTTGGTGCATCTGTACAATTTCTTGTACTGACTTTCCTTGGTACTTATCAGGTAAGTCTTCTTCTTTAGGTTTGGCTTTCGGTATGGGGTTTTCTTGAGTTGGCTCATCAAACGCTTGGGCTTCAAGATCAGTAGTTGTTGAGTCGTCTTCAATACGCTCGTCAATTAGTGTCGCTCTTGACATATTAAACTGCTCCGCCTTTTATTATGGTTATGGAGATTAATGTAGAAAGGATTAGCCGTTAGGCGTCCTCTTTTTTATTACGGCCTGCTTTTTCATGTTCCCTAACCCATTTCATATGCTGACCTGGAAAATCTCCAGAAGCACCGTCAAGGTGGAAAGATGGGGCAGAAACCAATCGTTTAGCGTTAGCGCCACAACCACACCTACTAGTTGTGACGTCAGGCTTTACGAATTCTTCAAAGACATGTCCGTTAGTACAACGGAAGTCGTAGACTTTAAACATCTAAAGGTTCTTCTTCTTCTGCTTCAGCTTGTTCTCTAGCAGCAGTAATAGTGTTTTGTAAATTAATAATAGTTGCGAAGGCAGCTACTTGTCCTTTACGATAATGTAGATCTTCTATATCTTTTACTGTTTGTATATCAGCAAGCTGAGTAGCGTTAGTAGAAAGTTCTTGAATGAGTTGTTTGAAACCTTCGTGGTTAAAGAGTTCGTTATAATTATTAAAATAAGTTTCAAGCTCAGGAGTCATAGTTTCCTCTAATGTTTAACTATAGTAATAGTATAGCATATTTTTAGTCGTTTGTCAAGTCTTTTTTTATACTTTCTTGCATTGCTTGTTGTCGTTCACAAGCGTGGCAGTCACCACAGACAATAAACCCACCTAAAGCATCAGTAGGATGTCTACAGGACCAGTACATCTCACGTAACTCTTCAGGCATACTTAAGTAGATACCTTTGCTACGTTCTACAGAGTTGTACGTCATGTGTTCAAAAGGTGCTAACCAAATAGGCTTAACACGTCGTGTAGTGCATAGTGCATTTAACACACCTTGTGCTTCAGCACCTTCGTCTCTACCTATGTTGTAGTCACCTGTATAAACAATGTTAAAAGCTTTGCCTAAACCAGAAGCAGTCCTCATAGCTTGGAATAGTGCAAGCACCATGTCCTTACCACCTGGATACTTAGCTTTCCAAGAGTACACCGAAGAAGAGAACTCAAAGGGTCTTTGGTTTTTTCTCATGTAGTTGATCGTGTTCTCTATAGCTTTTGCTTCTGCTTTAACACGGCCTTCAGAGTTGTCTATGTGTATTGAGTGTACGTGTATGTCTTGTTCTGTATGTTCCAAAAGATTCCATAGTAATGACACACTGTCCATACCACCTGAGTACATTACTATAGCTGTTTCTTTATCGTTTCCCTTAAAGTAGTTTTTGTTTAAACATATATCTAAAGCTTGCTTTACTTTAGTTTCGTAACTCACTTTTTTCTACGTCTCCCTGAAGCAGTAACTGCGTGTTTAATTTTAGCAGGTCCGGTTTTGCGTTTAGCTGAAGACTTTTTTTCAGCAGCTGTCATCTTAGCTGCAACCGCTTTAGGCCTACAAGAAGGGTAAGGACGTTTACTCTTGGTAGCTGACTTACGACCACAAGGCTTACCCGTTTTAACGTCCACCCAGTCTTCTTTAAACCATTTAGTAAGACCGCCTTTGGTTTTACTCATAGGTTCCACCACGCTTTTTATACTCTTTAGTCAACCAACCTGAAGCATACGCACTAGGCCAAACCTTGTACTTCTTTTTAGCCTCTGCTTTGACTCGTGAGTAAAGAGCTTTGTTTTTAGGTTTAGGACTACTTTTTGCCTTTGGCATAACGAACCTTTTTACCTGTTTTTTTAGCCGCTTCTTTAGCTTTCTTTTTACCTGCTGTAGTGTATGCGTACTTCTTACCGTTTACCATTGGCATAGTGTTCTCCTTACCATTTAGTTTTGTTAGCCCAAAATGCAGCTGACATCTTACCTTTGGCTATGTTCTTAGCGTGTCTTGCTTTGAACGACTTAGCCCTTTTAGTCATTGTTTTATCACCTGTTTTGCCTTGTTGGCCAAAGCGTATGGTCTTTACTTTGTCACCTTCCTTAGCGACAACTACGTGGGACTTCTTAGGGTGATTAGGAGTCCTCTTTGGTTTGTTGTACCCGCTTACGCCCGCTCGTGCTAGTCTTGGGTCTGCTTTCTTTGACATTAGACAGCTCCTCCACTTTCTTCTCTAGGTCGTCTAGGCGTTGGAACGTTCCCTTGAAGTGGCTGTTGACTTGGTCTAGCAGGGTTTGCATTTCGCGTTGTGTCATTAGCATTAGATTGTCCTTTTTGGTCTATTGCTTTTTCTTTGATAAGCGTTTCAGCAACTTTAAGACGACGTTCAAACTCTTTGTCCTCTTGGTCACCTTCACGCAGGTTACGGGTAATAGCGTTAATCTTGTCAATCTCAAGCTCCTGTGGTACAACAGCAGCCTCTGCAGCAAGCTTAGCGGCACGTGCTTGTGACTCTTGAGCCTGAGCAGACAGAGCAGCTGTTTGTGACTGCTGGAACTGCATTTGTGCTTGTTGAGCCTCCATCTGCATTTGTTGTGCTTGAGGATTAGGCTGTGAAGCTTGTTGCATAGCCGCAAGTAGTTCTTCACGGTTAGACAGATTCATGTTGTCAATAACTGATTCTATTAGTGTACTGTACAATGGTGAGTCCTGACCCATAGTTTGTAGTAGTTGTACAAGTTGAGTTACTTCGTACTCACGTGCAATAATACCTAGAGTAGAACTAGCGTTAAATTTATAGTCAGCTACAGGATAGTTTTCAGGGTCAAACTGCATATAACGGTGTGCAGCTTTCTTGACAAAAGGAATAAGAAACGACTGCTGGAAGTTAATCAGTGTACGCTTATGGCGTTTAATAATAGCGCCAAGAGACATACTAATGCCAGCGGCAGTACTCTCGCCATTAACTTGACCTGCAATTCCTGCTGAGTCCACTGCTCCTGTTGCTTGCTGTACCATCTGCTGCAGTGCTCCGGCTTGAGCAAAAGTGATTTGACTAACTTGACCAAAGTTGAACGGTTGAAGTACTTCACGTGGATCTCCGTTGGTTAGAATCATCTTACCAGGACGTACTTCTGGTTTTGCACCACGTGGTAAACGAGTGGCATCAATAGCCATCATAGGATGAATTGTAAGGCTTAAGGCATCAATACGAGCACGTAGTTCTGTATCCAAAGCTTTCTGACTGTTGTAGCCTTTTTCACAAACACCACGACCCCAAAAGCGACCAGGTACTACGTCCCAAGGAAAAGCTACTACAGGACGATCAGACATCATGTAGGGGTTAGCCTCTGCCTTCAAAAGTATACCGCCGTTAGCAACCACTACAACGGCCTCTACGTAACGAGAATCTGACTCTACCTCACCTACCAGTTCTTCGTCTTCGTCGCTTGTAGCGGAATCTAGAAGCTCTCGTGGCACTAAACCATAGTACTTAGTCAAACGTACCTTGTCGTCATTGTAAATAGTTAGGTCTTGGTCAGGCTCTAAGTCAGTATCAGGAGCAGCAGAACCAACGTACACGTCACGGTACACGCCTTGTTCCTGCAGAAGTTCTACTTGGTGTTTGCTAACAAACTCGTCAATAGCTACACCCATAGCGTCTTCAACATTAGTTGCTACAGGATCAATTAGGAAGTTCTGAGGCATTACTGGCTTAAGCTTAACAACCACACGGTCAGTAATATTTACACCTACAGCTTGCAACTGACCTTCCATAATAGGCTCAGTAGCAGGAACCATTTCCTTCATTTCTTCAATAACAATCTCACCAATGCCTGTACCAAAGACTGCTGAGTTAATTAGACACTCTGCGACAGCTTTACGTATCATGCAGTTTTCAAAGTCTTCCGTAAGCTTGTTACGAAGGAACTGCACGTCTTGTCTTTGGGTGTCTCCAAAGTTGTCACTAACGTCAAACCACTTGCCACGACCAAACGTAGCTTCTTCTAACTCTGCTACATTAGACTCAACAGCCTGTTGAAGTGCAGGAGAAATAATACGGGAACGCTCAGACCTACGCTCGCTGTCAGAAGGGTCCCACTGACCACGCCAGAGTCGATAATATTCTTCAAATTTGTTTTCATAGTTGCTTTCGTAGTGGTCCCTCCAGTCTTCGCATTTAGTCATAACCCAGTCTTCAAGAGATTCTTGGATCATCAATGGGTCTTGTTCGTATAGTTCACTCATATTAGTATCCTGCTACTACGTCTAAGATTTCGTGGTCTTCAATCTCGTACGTATAGTCGTACGCCACATTAGCTAACTGGTCGATGTAAGCTAAAGCGTCAACCAAGTCATCGTGAGTTAATGGATCAGGGAATTGAAACAGCTGGTCAAGAAACCTAGCATTCCACTCACCTTTATTTAACGTAATGTAGCCGTTTTCAAATCTACCTTGTAACGCCCACATAATCCTGTCAGTCTTCTTTTTATTACCGTGTGTTAGTTCTTCTACTCTAAAGAACGTACCGTACTTCTTTTGTAAGTCCACTAAAGGAGACATTACGGCTTGTTTAGCAATACCTCTTTCGATTCCAACCGATACGGGACGGTAATCTCTGACGGCCTGAAAGATTTTAGTAGCCGTTTCGTCAAGACTCCATCGTCCATATATGATATTGTCAACAAACCAACCATGCTCACTAACTTTAACGACGGCGATGGCAGTTTCGTCAAGCTTAGAATTCTTTGTTCGTTTCTTATTGACTTCTTCAAAACCTGCCAAGTCAACAGCAATGTAATAATCTCCTACTTCCGGCTTAGACTTACTAAACTTAACCCAATCTTCCTTAAACATTTCTGACCCACGAGCTTCAAACGACGCCATAAACTCTTGGCGAAACGCGTAAGAAGACATAGACTTTTTAGCAATGTTGATTTCGTCAGGGTCCAACAACGGGTTATCGTACGACGTAAAATGCCATGATTTGTATGTAGGGTCATCATCTAATTCCGCATATTTGTACAATTCGTAAAAGTGGTTCCTTCCCATTGGCGTACCAATGAACATTGCACAGCCCTTTTGGTCGGCAAGTGCCGGTCTCAAGATCTGCTCAAATACGTCAGGTTTCATGTCTGCGTATTCGTCCATGACTAAAAACTTAAGGCTGACACCTCGCATGGTCTCTGGTCTATCTGCACCTTTGAGGCTGATTGTGGCTCCGTTGACAAGCTTGATTTGCAAATTATTAATGTGACTACCACTAATAACAGGATGTCCCAGTTCCAAAAGGGTTTGCCACATGATGTCTCTGGCTTGTCCTTGAGTAGGTGCGACGTAAAATACATGGCCTCTGTCCGCCTTAAGTGCGTTAACTATTAACATCCACGCTGCTAACCTAGACTTTCCTGTACGTCGCCCAGCAGCTACTATTTTAAATCTTGTGTCGTCTGCCCAAACATCTTGTTGCCAAGGCAGTAACTCAATGTTTAAGTCGGTCAAAAGTTCAGCCTTGGTGTTGCTAGTACTAATTCAAACGAAATGATGCTAACAAACGTTGATCCTGCTTCTGGTGTAAGACTTAGGGTGTCTCCTTCCTTTGCTACTAGAAACTCACCGTACTGTCCACCGAACTCTAAGAACTCTCCAGAGTTAACATTCTTACCTGATAAGAAATCAATGTTGACACTATTGTGTACCCAACGTGCATCAATGCTTTTACTACTACCTGTTGTATTGGAAATAAACAAGTAAGTAACTACTGCGTCATAACCAGCTGGCACGTCCAAGATAGTATTGGAAGAACCAGCAGTCAGTGCATCACCGTGTGAAAACTTCATATCAATAAGTCCACATAACAGGAGTAGTACCACGCGTGTCCACGTGTACAAAACCTTTGTCAATACCTATGCCAGTAAACTTAAGTTCAATGGCTTTGGTCACAATAGTTAGGCGATCAGCGGCATTTGTTATTTTTATGTCTGCCGCGATGCCTTGTGCGTGAGTACCAGGTACGTCTTTCTTAGCCTCTATAGGATGCTTAGTTGGATGCCTATAGCCACTCGTGACTTCAAAAGGAAAACCACATGCCTCACGTAACTCGTCTAACTTCTCTAGAAACTCTCGTTCCATGTTGTTTGTACCAGTAACCTGACAGTCAAATTCTTCTCTAGTGAAGTACTTAAGACTCATCTACTACTTCTCCTTCTATAATGTCAGGTGTTGACACCTCTGCAGTACCTACGCCACTAATGTTGATCTGAATAGCGTTTCTACCAGTGTCTTTTACTACGTCTTTTTCAAAAGCACCTACAGGTAATATACGGTCCATCACAAGTTTCCAAGCAGCAGCCTGATTCTTATGGTCATGGTCCAAAGCAGCATCAAAAATAGTTTCTAGCACCCTACGTGACTTAGGTGAAGCCAACATACGTGCTTTGTATTCATTGATTATTGCTGCGTCACCCTTTGGTCGGCCTACTACACCTTTGTTTCCAGGTTTTACAGCAGCTACTTCTGACTTACGGGGTCTACCACGACCTCTTTTTTTAACAACGTCGGTCATAACATAAATTATCCCTAATTACAACTATAGTATAACATAAGTTTACATAAAAGTCAAGTTATTTTTTAGTTATTTTACAAAGTAGTAGTTTTACTAGTGTAAACAAGAGGTTACATAAGCAGTAATTACCGTTATTTTTTCTAATTTTGCCCTATTTTGTACGTAGGTAGCTACAACTATAATTATACAGTGGCAACAGGGGCCCCCGCCTCAAGTTTACATCAGGAAACCAAAGAAGTCAAGCCGTAGTTTTACCAGTTGACACGGGTTGCAACTCATGTTAGCCCGTGAAGCTGGCATGGTTGTTGCATGAGGTGCAACATGGGGACAACCTGTGGATAACTTTGGGTGCAACATTGGCACAGAGATTGCATGAGTTGACAAGTGTGTGAACCTATGTTGGTCCCTCTAGCCACTACTTATATTTACACACGCGCACGCGAGTACACCAAACACCAGGCATTGTCAATAGTTATTCATAAACTAAATGACTTTGTGATTCAGTATTCAAAACTAATATTGGACTACAGCAAGTGTTGCACCTAAAGTAACTACATCAGCAAACACAACGGAGCACCACAACATGAAATACTTAGAGTTAGAACACGAGACACACGGACATGTACGCATTGAGTGGAACGAGAACGCCATGTTCAACTTTCAGACACCTATTGGAGGACAGTGGGTGGATTTCCATGCCTTCACTTGCTACGGTTTAGGGACTGAACAAGAGGCATTTACAGAAGCACTGGAAGCACTAGAGGAACTAGAGGTATGACAACTTATCAAGCAGCATTGTACAAACTAAACAAAGCTAACACACTGAAGGAACTAAAAAGGCTAGACAAAAGTTTTGAAAGGATTTACAACAACGGCTTTTTTACGGTCATTCAATACCAAACACTAGATCAAAAACTAGTAGATAAACTAATTCAATTAGAGGGTTAAGCGATGAAACTCAAGCAACTAGGAAGCAACACAACACAGGTCACCTATGATCTACACACTGGACCGATGGACATTCTATTTAGCTATGAAACACCGGTAGCAGCATGGCTACCAAACAGAGGGTACATACGCACACAAAAGAAGTTTAGCCCAACTACAACCAAACACATTAACCAGTGGCTAAATGGTGCTGAAGCGTTAGAAGTGCCACAGTCACAACTAGAGGAGCTAGTATCATGAAATCATCAGTAGATTACTTCACAAGCTTTGACATGTACAACGGTAAAACAAAAGTTTACTGCGGCTACTCAGACATAAACAACGCACACATTGTGTGGCGTCAAGATGGGGACTATGTGGGCAACATGTTGATTTATAGCGACGTTGGTGACGCCTTAGAGGACTTTAACACACGTAGAGAGTTTGCACAGGCTATAGGAGTTTTAGACAATGTTTGAACAATGGCAGCCATGTTGGGACATAGCGTTACTAATAATAGGTGTTGGCTTTTGGTGGGCCATGTGTTCACTCTATGAGAGATTCACAACTAAACCAAAGGGAGCAACTAGGAAGTGAAGAAACGTAGCCACGTAGGCGACTACTTTATGACTCAGGAGGAAGTTGCAAAAGTGTTAAATATTACACGTGCTGAAGTGCAACAAACTGAATACCAGGCATTGAAAAAATTAAAGCAATCTGATAGGCTCAAGAAGTACGTAGGAGCAAAGGAGAACTAAAGATGACAAGAGAAACAGCAGACGTTTGGCATGATGACTATTACGACAGGTTAGAAGGCAAAGGCATTTATAAACACTATGTAGAACCTGAGTACGACCCTGACGCTGAACCTGACTATGGACGTATGAACACTGCTATGACTAAATTACAGTTAACAGTGGAAGATCTAAATGAACAACACCGGCAAAAACTAGAGCGTATGCAACAACTGGCAGACGCTATAAATCACCTTAAGTACTTAACAAGAGGCAACAAGTAATGGTAGAGCAAATGATACCACCAGACCCAACGGACTACTTCAGTGCTGCTGAGATGGACTACATGATGGCTATGATTGAGGAATACGAAATAGAAATGTTTCGCCTTAAGGTCAAAGGGGACTTGCAAAAGATGTCCAAAGCTGATCTTGAACGTAATATGTTAGATATTTATGGGGACAACTGGAAAAACATATGAGATGTAAAGCATGCGATAGAATCTTAGAAGAAAAAGAAATGTTGAAAAAAGACAACCACGGAGAGTTTCTAGACCTATGCAACAACTGTTTATTTTCATCTATAGATACTAATGTTGACAGTATTGGTACTATTACCGAAGATTTATTCTTGACAAATGATGATGATTCTGATACCCTCTACTAAAGTAGTACATAAGTATTAACTAAGTAGTAAACAGAAGTAGTTAAACCTAAGTAGTAAAACATAGTAGTAAACTACATAAGTACTCTGTAGTACTTCTGTAGTACACCAGGAGACAACTTAAGTATGATTAGAGACGAGTTTAGTGTGTACGAAATAACCGGTGGTGACTACTCCATCTATCGCCTTGGCTACAGTGAGGCTAGAGACGTCGCTAACGAGATTATGAGGTGTGACCCTTATGGTGGTATACCTTTTGTTTTAAAGCTCGAGATGGACACTAGAGAGGCTCCTAGCGACAGTGTAAAGATCAGTAGGTCTGACTTTGAATTGTTCCTAGAGAAAGCCAGTGATCCATTCCCAACACCAGAGGACGACTAACATGAAATTGTACATAGAAGACCCTGTTGAAATTGAGTACCTTTTGGAACTTCTTAATGACGACAAGGGTCATATACAAAGCATTATGCAAGACACTAATGACGATGATGCACTGTACGAACTTGACACAACTTTGGTGTACAACCAGGAGTTAACCCGTCGTTTAAAGAAACTTATTGCAGTACAGAGTGTTGCTGCGTAAGTCATGATTGGGAGGTGTGAAAATGAAACAACCAGATAACAAACAGGCAAAAATGTTTGGTAATGACGGTCCTGTAGGTAACGACGCAGAGATAATTGTGTACTACGAATACAACGGACCAGCTGAGCCAGTCCTACGCATACCCTTTTGGTACTACAAAGAGGAGCTAGGAATGTTTGAACACTTTGAAGCTGCGGTACATAGGACAGCAAAAGCACTCAAAGAGTCCTACACGTATTGGCCTGAAGGGTACGTCCATGTGCAGACAATCATTAACGACGAATACGTAAATATGATTTGATTGCATATGCAGTGATGTGGTATAATATTAGTATGACTAGACATGATCTAGTTGCAACCCAAGTAAAAAACGGAGATTATTCCAATGGCAGTAATAGAAGGCATTTGTAACTTTAGCAACCTAACTCAACACGACGTTTTCAACGGTCAGGACACTGGTCAATTCTCTATGACCATTACAATGACTGAAGACGACGCCAGTGAGTTAGCTGCTCAAGGTGTTAAGATCAAGGACTACCAAGGTGCTAAGCAACGTAAGTTCAAAAGTCGGTACGACGTTAAGACTTTTGACGCTGAAGGTAATCCTTATGGCGGTGAAGTACCTTACAACTCTAAGGTGCGACTGAAGTACAAGCTAGGTCAGCCACATCCTGTTCATGGTGTGTCAACTTACCTGGAAGCAGTAAAAGTTTTAGAAGAAGCAGAGATGGAATTAGGAGAAGCTGCGGACTTCTAACATGGCTAACTTTGTGAGACATGAAGGGTGTCCCAAGTGCAATTCTTCGGACGCCCTTGCTATTTACGACGACGGTTCTACGCATTGCTTTAGTTCCGTTTGTGACTACCATACACACGGTGACAGTACTATGTCCGAAGTGATACCGATAGCCAAAGCTAAGCCACTACAAATGTTTGGTACAGTGGCAGCAATACCCAACAGACGAATATCCAAAGAAACCTGTATGCGCTTTGGCGTAACCGTTGAGTACGGTTCTACAGGTGAAATAGAAAAGCACTACTACCCTTTTTATGACGTTAACACCGGTGAAGTGTGTGCAGCTAAAATCAGGGAAGTAAAAACCAAAAACTTTTTTAGTAACGGAGACCCAAAGACAGCAGGGTTCTTCGGACAACAACAGTGCACTACTAACAAGTTCATAACCATTACTGAAGGTGAACTAGACGCCTTAGCAGTGTACGAAATGTTCAACAAGCAGTACGACGTGGTGTCACTACGTGCTGGTGCGTCCTCTGCAGCCAAAGAGATCAAGGAACAGCTAGAGTGGCTTGAGTCCTATGACCAAGTGGTACTCTGTTTTGACAACGACAAAGCCGGTGACGCCGCTCTGGAACAAGTTAAGGACCTCTTCAGTCCTAACAAGTTAAAAATAGTAAAGTTACCACTCAAGGACGCCAGTGACATGCTCATGGCGAACCGTGTTAAGGACTTTACGCAAGCATGGTGGAATGCAAAGGTTTATCGTCCTGACGGTATTGTAGCAGGGACTGACACATGGGACACATTGGTACAAAAGCGCCAGGTGAAGTCCATACCTTATCCTTGGAACGGCCTCAATGAGATAACAAGAGGACATAGGCCCTATGAGTTGGTCACGATCACAAGCGGCAGTGGTATGGGAAAGTCCCAATTTATCAGAGAAATCGAATATGATTTACTACGCCGATGCGAAGGCAATATTGGAGTCTTGGCGCTTGAGGAAGATTTGGCCCGAACAAGTCTTGGCATCATGTCGGTGGCGGCAAATAGGCCCCTTACACTTGGAAGAGGACACGCCAGTGGACGAGCTTCGGCCGTTCTGGGAAGCCACATTGGGAACAGGACGTTACTACTTATTTGACCATTGGGGGTCAACTTCAGCAGATAACTTGCTCGCCCGTGTTCGCTACATGGCAAAAGCACTTGACTGCCGGTACGTCGTACTGGATCACTTGTCCATCGTCGTCAGTTCCCAAGAGTCAGGAGACGAGAGAAAAGCCATTGACGAGATCATGACACGCCTTCGTACACTCGTGGCTGAAACAGGCATCTGCTTGTTCCTCGTGTCACACTTACGCAGGTCACAAGGCAAGGCACACGAGGACGGAGCGCAGATCAGCTTAGGTGAATTACGTGGTTCACAAGCTATCGCTCAGTTGTCCGACATTGTCATTGGTATGGAACGTGACCAGCAGAATGAAAACGAAGACGTAAGAAACACTACTACTGTTCGTGTCCTCAAAAATAGGTATACAGGTGAAACTGGACCCGCTTGTTGGCTGCAGTACGAAAAACAAACAGGGAGGTTACAGGAAGTCGCAAATCCTAATGTTGGCGAGGACTTTTAATGTACTCTACAAGAAGAAGACACCATTTACGCAAGTTAGAAAAAAAAGCGTATATACGAAAGTACAAGATGGAAAAGGGGTGTCAAGAGTGTGGTTATAATGAAATACCTGAAGCGTTGGAACTTGACCATATTGACAGAACAAAGAAAAACTTTAAGATGTCGAAAGGATATCTGTACACATGGGACAAAATACATAAAGAACTAGAAAACTGTATTGTCCTTTGCTCCAACTGTCACAGAAAAAAGACAACGGAAGAGAAGGACTACTTAGAAACTGACTACGTGGAGCCTGAAGAACTGCAGTATGATTTATTTGGATCTTGAAGCTGACGGTTTAGAACCAACGACCATCTGGTGTGTCGTAACCAGGGAAAATGGTGTCAGTACCGTACATACCACTCCAGACACGCTCTGTGAGGCTCTAGAAGGCTCTGTGAGCGTCGTTGGTCACAACCTTATAGGGTACGATGTCCCTGTCTTAAAACGCCTCTGGAGCGTTTCTATAGCCTCTGAGCGCATAGTCGATACTTTGGTAATTTCACGTCTTTTTGACCCAAGCAAGTCAGGTGGTCACTCTTTGAGGAATTGGGGGAATGAGTTGGGCTTTCCCAAAGGTGACCATTCTGACTTTTCTTGTCTTTCACAGGAGATGATTGATTACTGTATACAGGACGTAGCAGTTACAGAAGCAGTGCACCAAAAGCTTTTACAGAGTATGCAGAACTGGGAAAATAAGGACTGTATTGAGTTAGAACATAAGGTTCAATGGATCGTGCAACAGCAGGAGAACAACGGTTGGCTTTTGAACCAAGAGTTAGCCAATGACCTCTGTGCAACCTTTAAGGAAGGCATGAATGACATACAGTATGAACTACAAGAGATGTTTCCACCCATTGTCGAAGAGAGGTATTCTGAAAAGACCAAGAAGCGCCTTAAAGATAAGGTTACGGTTTTCAATGTCGGTTCACGGCAACAAGTGGCAGAGAGACTTGAAACAAAAGGTGCAGTATGGTCGGAACTCACGCCAAGCGGAAAGCCCGTTGTTGACGAAAAGACGCTTAAGCAAAACGATCATGTCCCTGAAGCGGCAAAAGTTTTGGAATATTTGTTGCTTCAGAAGCGCCACGCGCAGGTACTCTCGTGGTTGGAAGCTGTCAAGGAGGACGGTAGAGTACACGGAAGAGTCATTAGCAATGGTGCTGTTACTGGTCGCATGACCCACCAGTCGCCTAACATGGCTCAAGTACCTGCAGGTCATAGCCCTTATGGCAAAGAGTGTCGCTCCTGTTGGACTATACCAGAAGGTAAAAAATTAGTAGGTTTTGACGCTAGTGGCCTTGAGTTACGGATGTTGGCACACTACATGGACGATAAGGAGTTTACCAATGTCCTCCTCACAGAAGATATACATACAAGAAATCAGTTGGCTGCAGGACTTGAAACAAGACCTCAAGCGAAAACTTTCATCTACGCTTTCCTCTATGGAGCAGGAGACGCAAAAATCGGAACTATCGTTGGAGGCAGCGCATCTGACGGCGCAGACCTTAAACGGAGATTTCTATCAAATACACCTGCTCTTGAAAGTTTACGAGAGCGTACTATTAGAGCAGCTAAACGAGGTTATCTCAGAGGACTTGATGGTAGACATCTCAGAATTCGATCTGAACATGCTGCACTAAACACACTACTACAGGCTGCCGGTGCTATAGTCATGAAGAAGGCTTTGATAATCCTAGACGACTATGCACAGCAATGGGATCTTGACTACAAATTTATAGGCAACATACATGACGAAGTACAGTCGGAAGTGGCTAGAGACCAAGCAGAGAAGTTCGGTTGGCTTGCAGTCGAGTGCCTCAAGGCGTCAGGCGTACAGTTTAAACTTAGATGTCCATTGGACGGAGAGTACCAAATCGGAACTACGTGGGCAGAAACCCACTAAGGCTAAACCATGAAAAACATCTACACATTAGTAGACGACATTTACAACCTGGTTGAAACAAAAGAAGTAGCTGAAGGCATAGACATAGAGGACTGCATTGAGACCTTTGGTGAAGCCGTGAAGCAGCTTATGCGTAATGAGTTTACACGCAAGCGTGACGACTCACGTAAGCTCCGCATGTCCAACATAGGACGACGTGATCGTTACCTTTGGAACGTCTGGAATGACGTAGAAAAGATGGACGACATGCAGGGACATACGTACGTTAAGTTTCTCTACGGTCATCTCATAGAAGAATTACTTCTATTCCTAACACGAGCAGCAGGTCACGAGGTGACAGATGAACAGAAAAAGTGTGAAGTTAACGGTATTAGTGGCTCTATGGACTGCAAAATTGACGGCGTTGTCACTGATGTTAAAAGCGTGTCCACTTTTGGGTTTAGAAAATTCAAAGACGGAAATCTCGCTTTTGATGACCCGTTTGGCTACATTTCTCAAATTAAAGGATATGCAAAAGCAGAAGGCCAAACTCAGTACGGATGGTTAGCAATGGACAAGCAGAACGGTCACTTGTCGTACCTCATGTATGACGACGAGGACACTCAAGCACCTGTCCATGAAGTTATCGGTTATGACATTGGTGACCGCATAGACCACATTAAAACAATGGTAGAACAACCAGAGCCACCAAAGCACTGCTATAAGCCGAAAGAAGACGGCAAGAGCGGCAACATGAAGCTGGACACCGGTTGTTCCTACTGCGCCTATAAGAAAAACTGTTGGCCTGGCTTAAGAGCCTTTGCCTACTCTTCAGGTCCACGCTATTTAACAGAGGTGTTCAATGAACCGAAGGTCCAAGAAATCGAAATTTAGAAGCACGTTTGAAGACGATGTCAGCAAGATATTGAAGGATTTTGATTATGAACCATTCACGGTCCCTTACATTATTAGTCGGTCTTATCGTCCTGATTTCGTACATAGTGCTTCCAATACTCTTGTTGAATGCAAAGGATATTTTCGGGACGGAGACACGAAGAAGTACACCAGTATCAGAGACAGTCTCCCCAAAGGACAAAAACTAGTCTTTGTACTAATGCAACCCAATAAAAAAATAAGAAAAGGCGCTAAGATGACTATGTCACAGTGGTGCGACAAAGAGGGAATACTATGGTACACTTTAGATACGCTGCAGGAGTTAATTGACCATGTCACTAACTTTGGGGGAAATGAAGGAAAAGCTACTGAAGCTGTATGATCCTGACGATTTACTGGAAGCGTTAGAGATTACTTCTGAACAGTTGCTTGATAGGTTTGAAGATAAACTAATCAATAGGTTTGACATTTTTGAAGAGGAATTAAAAGAGGAAGAGACTTATGAGTATTGACGATGCAACTCCTGCAGATTGGGACGGTATTTCTATACTGAAGAAGCCAAAGGTAGACCCTGTAGAACAACCGGATCATTACAACAAAGGATCAATCGAAGCGATAGAAGCAATCAAGGCGTCCATGCCTGAACACGAGTTCAACGGTTATCTTAAGGGTAACGCACTGAAGTACCTCTGGCGCTACGACTACAAAGGCAAACCCATCGAAGACTTACGTAAGTGTAAGTGGTATATTGAACGACTAATAAAGGAACTAAATTAATGGACGCATACCAACAGTACATACACAAAAGCAGGTACGCAAGGTACTTGCCTGAAGAGCAACGGCGCGAAACCTGGGAAGAAACCATTGACCGCTACCTCAACTTTTGGATAGAGAAAGGTAAGCTTACTCTTGAAGAAGCTAACGGTATCTTTGCAGACATTCATGACATGGGTGTTATGCCCTCCATGCGAGCACTTATGACTGCTGGAGAAGCACTAGACCGTGACAATGTAGCTGGGTTTAACTGCTCTTACTTACCTATCGACCATCCTAAAGCTTTTGATGAAATGATGTACGTACTTATGTGCGGTACAGGTGTAGGCTTTAGTGTTGAACGCCAGTACGTATCTAAACTACCAGAAGTAGCAGAGGAATTTCATGACACAGATACCGTTATACACGTCGCTGACAGCAAAATTGGATGGGCTAAAGCGTACAGAGAACTTATTAGCCTGCTGTATTCGGGTCAGCTTCCAAAGTGGGACGTATCTGGAGTACGACCTGCAGGGTCAGCCCTTAAAACCTTTGGAGGTAGAGCGTCTGGTGCGGATCCTCTTGTTGACCTCTTTAAATTTACCACCGAAATCTTTAGGGAGGCTGCTGGACGTAAGCTTTCCTCTATCGAGTGTCACGATATCTGCTGTAAGATTGCACAAATCGTTGTCGTCGGAGGGGTCAGGAGAAGTGCTCTTATCAGTCTTAGTAACCTCACTGACGATAGACTACGACGGTGTAAGTCAGGACAGTGGTGGCAAGACAACCCACAACGAGGACTAGCCAACAACAGCGCATGTTATACAGAGAAGCCGGACTTTGAGGCATTCCTAAACGAGTGGAGTAGTTTGTATGAGTCACGATCAGGAGAACGAGGAATGTTCTCTAGAGTCGCAAGTCAAAAGCAAGCTGCAAAGAACGAGCGACGAGATGCTACCTATGATTTTGGAACTAATCCATGTTCAGAGATCATCCTACGACCAAACCAGTTCTGCAATCTATCGGAAGTTGTTGTCAGGTCAGCCGATACGTTGTCAGACCTTAAACGAAAAGTTCGTACTGCGGCTATCCTTGGAACTTTACAGGCTACGTTAACTGACTTCCGTTACCTACGTAAAGCGTGGCAAAAGAATACAGAAGAGGAAGCATTACTTGGTGTTAGCTTAACAGGCATCATGGATCACCCAACGCTATCAGGAAGGAGGGACAAAGGTGTTCTCAAGACTTGGCTTACTGAACTCAAAGAAGAAGCGATTAACACTAATAAGGAATGGGCTACTAAGCTTGGTATTAATATCAGCACTGCCATTACTGCTGTTAAACCTTCCGGTACTGTTAGTCAGCTGGTTGATTCTGCATCTGGCATCCATCCTAGATACTCAGATCAATACATTAGACGAGTTAGAGCGGACGCAAGAGACCCACTCTGTCAAGTCTTAGAATCGGCAGGAGTGCCTGTAGAGGACGACGTAATGTCTCCTAGTACTAAGGTATTCTCCTTCCCGATAAAGTCTCCTGAAGGCGCTGTGGTGGCCTCTGAGATGGGAGCAATGGAGCAACTTGAGCTATGGGAAATTTACCAGGACTTCTGGTGTGAACATAAGCCGTCTATGACCTGTTACTACCGTGACGAAGAGTTCTTGGAAGTGGGTCAGTGGTTGTACAATAAGTTCGATAAGATAAGCGGAGTTAGTTTCCTCCCTTATTCCGAACATACGTATCAACAAGCGCCTTATGAACCCATAGACTTAGAGACCTATGAGAAGCTGAAGAAAGAGTTTCCTGAGACCATTGATTGGGCAATCTCAGAAAACTCAGACATGACGGAAGGGTCTCAACAGTTAGCCTGCACTGGTAATAACTGTGAGTTGTAACTTATGGGGGCTTAGGCCCCCTTTTTTATTGCTCTGTTAACATCCCTGTTCTAGCGCCAGTAACACCGCCTGCTTTTTGTAGTAATTCAGCAGTTCTACCTGTTCTGTCAGACTGAAGCATACTTTGTATACTTTGTTGTGTAGGCGTTTGACCAGCGATGGTTCGTTGTGCTGCTGGAGTTGCCAAAGTTTTACCTAAGCCGTAAGCCCCTGCAGCAGTTAAAGCTGCTCCTGAAACTCCTCCAGAAATACCCCCTGCTAAAATACCAGTAGCAGCTAATGTATGAAACCATGAAGGGTTTTTAGGAGACCTAAGTTGCTTAAGTTGATCTAACTCACTAGTTAAAGTTTTTAACTCAGCCTCTATTTGACCTTTTCTGTTAATATCATTGCTAATTTCCGTAGCTAATTCAGGTTTTCTTGAGACTGCTTTTTTCTTAGCGACTAAGTTACCATCTATTTTAGCTAAACTAGAAGTAAGCTTGTCTTTGTGTGACTTCATTTCTTTTTCAATCAAACGAGCTTTTGCTTTGCCTAAATTAGCAGCACGTTTAGCAATGCTTTTTTCTGCTTGACCTAAGTTAGCTTCTAAAACTCTTGCTGTTTTATTAAGCGGACCAGTTCCGTACCTAGAATCCCAACGATTGTTTTTACTTACCTCTTTAATCCAGTCAGATTCATTAAAGACGCCTCGTTTCTTAGGATCTACTTGAGTACCTTCAATAGATTCACGTAGAACAACAGTTGTTTTCCACTTACCAGATTCTTTCTCTAATTTTATTTTGTCAGCGCCTGTTAGCTGTGTCTTCATGATTTTGTCAATTTCGTCCTGAAGCGTATACAAAGCTCTCTTATTTTGAGGATCAACAGCGTTATTTGCCAAAGTACCGACTTTAGACCGTAAAGACGAAACCAGAGAACCGTCAACACGACCACTCTTGTCCCTAAAAAAGTTAGTCGTTTCTATTGCGTTTTCAAAAACTTTCATCACCGAAGGGACATCTACCGTGTTTACAACAAAGTAAGGGTCTTTTACTAAAGCCTGCTCTAAATTTTTTTGCAGTTCTCCTGACTTAAACCTAAACTTTTTGTTGTTAATCATAGAGTAACCTTTGACTTTCCAAAGATCATCTAATGCTTTAGCTCTTTGGCCTATTTCAGGTTTTTCCATTACTCTTTGAATGTCTCTGCCTGTAGATCCTTCTGGAAAAGAACGAAGAAAAACTTCATTTCTAAAATCAAACCGACGAGCGTCTAGTAGTTTTCTAGTCTCAGTAGTTGCTCTGTTTACTATTTCTTCGGCTTTACCTGACTGTAGGGCTTTAAACTTTTCTTGAAGAGGTATAATTTTCTCAGAAGTTTCTTGCTTTTTTATTACTGCTAAGTTATTGCTTTCTTCTTGTAAAGCTTTTACAGCACTCTTCATAGATGCTTCACTTTGCTTTTGTTTTACTTTTATTCCTTCATCAAGCTTTCTAGAGAATGCCTGTTGAGACTCTAAATAATCTTCTGCTTTTTTAACAATAACTTCTTCCTGTTCTTTAATAATACCTTTTGCGCCAAAAGAAGGAGCTACAATATCTCTATAAAAAGTGTGAATAAGACCTTCAGAACCTTTAGGATTACTGGAAGCTAAAGTAATAGGGACAAAGTCACCATCAGCGTCTACAAGATCACCCTCAACTCTACGCCGACTAACGAAGTTAGTTGCCATACCAGCACCTTTAGTGACGGCTTTAACAGCACCAAAACCTAAAGCACCTCCAGCAGCACCTGTAGTTGCTCCTTCAAGTCTCTGACCTTCTTCAGCAGCTCCTGCTCCGTACACAGCACCTTCTCCAGTGGCTAATCCAAGCCTGCCTAAAGTAGTTCCTGCTTTCAAAGCCATAGCAGGAGAAACAACACCGCCTGCAATATCAGCAGCTAGTGCAGCACCTTGTTGTCTTTCTGCAAACTCTCGTTGCTTAGTGTCATACTCTTCCTTAAGCTGTAAGTACTGTTCTCTAGTGGTTGTCTCTATGTCATAATAAGGATAGGTAATGTTTGCGTTTATCGCAGCAGAAACCCATAAACCTAATTCGTCACCCCAACCTAAAGCAGCACTTGAGAAAAAACGCTGTGAAGCTGCTAAGGAATCTTCAGAACTCCAGGCAGTTTCTTCTATCTCAAGATCCTCTCTTGATTTTGAAGAGTCTTTAATTTCGTCATCCATTTGTTGACGTAGAGCTGCTAAATCTTGAGGACTAAAACCAGTAAGAGCAGAAGTAGCAGTTGTTGTTGTAGGAGAAACCGTACGCGCAGCCGTTCCTGCTAATTTTTGAAGTTCGTCATTTTGCATTAATTAAACCCTCTAAGGTTTTTACCCTTTGAAAAACGCTCCCACTGACCTTCGGCAGTATCTATATCAGTTAGTAAACGAACAATCTCTGGAAAAGTTTGCTCTAGTGCTGACAGTGCGGCTTGTCTTTGTTGTGGGTCCTGTAAAGAAGTTGCTTGTGCAAGTTTTTGATTAAAGTCTTTCATTGTTTGAGGAATAGTTGCTTGCATTTCCTTCAAGTCTCTGTTCAAAGCTTCTTTTGTAACCCAGAAATCATAGCCAACTGCGTTAGGATCTTTAGTTTCTTGAATAAAGTCCCTTTTTTTATTGTAGTACTCTGCTTCTGCTCTAGAAATCTTAGCCATACCACGAATATAAGCTTCTGCGTCTTCGTTACTTAAATTGTTAGGATCAATACTAGCGTCCAAAGCAAGTGCAACGTCCCTGTCTGAAGCAGGTCCAGTAGGAAGTAGTTCTAAAGCGCCAGACATGCGTATTTCATTAATCCTTCTACGGTGTACCGTTGCTTGACCAGCAACACCAAAACTTTCTTCTACGCTCGACAAAGTTTTTCCAAAAACACCCCTTTCGTAAAACTCCCTATTTCCTGCTGCCGTAGCTAAGTCGTCATAAAGCCTGGCGTTTGCTTCAGCATCTCTTCCCTTTTCTCTAGCCTCTTTAAGTAATTCAGAACCCCATTTAGTATCTAAACCTAAATCTACTTCGTCGCCTTCGCCTTTTTTATCGTCTACTTTAGTTGGGCCTATCACCTCTTTAACAATTCTACCTTCATCATCTCTAGAAATAGCGTAGTCTATATTCATTTCTTTAGTAGGATCATATATAGATCTAATTGTAGGCTTAGCTGGAGTTCCTTTTTTAACAGTAGGTCTAATAGCTTCATAAATATCTCTAGCTTCTTTAGGACTTATTTTGTAAAAAGAAGCTTCACGTAAGAATGACCTTCTGTCTTTAGGGTTTTCATCAATGTCAAAATCAGGAATTGAAATTAAAGCAGTAAGTGCTTCGACACCTTCATCTCTTTTACCCTTAAGCGTTTCTTCTTCAGTTCGCTTTTTAGTAGCTCTGCCACGCTCTTGTGCGGCTTCTAGCTGCTCAGTTGTAGCACCTAAGCCAACAAGAGAACCAATAGCGTCTTGATAGTCACGACCTTCTGCTACTGCCTGTTCCAAACCAAATAAGCCACCAGTAACGCCACGTTGAGTTTGCTCACGCTCCTCTTGCATCCGTTGTGACGCCCTAGTCATAGAAGGACCAGCTGCTGCTGCTCTACCTACTTGATACAGGTTCTGACCAAATGCAGGCTGCATAAGACCCTGTAGTAGTCCTTGTGAAAACCTAGCCATCTTAGCCTCCTATGCCTAGTAGATCAAACAGTGGGTTGATGATTTTAGTGACACCATCACCCATACCAACTTGTTGTGGTGTCAACAGTCCTGACAGGAGACCAGTACCTAGTTGACCGTAGAGGTTAGCTTGTCCAAGACCTGAACCAAGCAGTGCCTCAAGTCCACCCATTTGTGCTTCACCAAACAAACCAGCGCCTTGTAGCTGACCACGTTGCGCCATTTGTGCAGCTGGCATACCTGCTTGTAGGACGTTCAATGCTTGCGCTTGAGGTGTGTAACTAGCACCCATGAACTGACCACCTAGCTGCGCTTGTTGCATCTGCTCAGCTTGCGCCTGTTGCATTGCACTTAGCATCGCTTGGTTACGTGCTTCTTCCTGAGCCTTAGCCAAAGCAAACTGCTCAGGTGCGCCTCCAAACTGTGCTGTGCGCAAACCTAAGCGTCCTTGTGCCGCTAGACGCTCTTCAGTAGCAAGACGCTGACGTTGCTCTTCAGGACGCTGTGCTTCCCTTATGCGCTCAAAAACAGCCTGTTCACGTGCCTGCGTAGGTTGCATAGCCTGTTGATAAAACTGACCTGCACCTCCGAACATCTGTTGTTGGAACGCTTGTTCTTCTGGAGACATGCCTACAGTAAGACCACCTTGAGGAGTAGTAGTTAATGCTCCTCCTGTTCCTGTCGTTACTGTGAAGGGCATGAAAGCGCGTCTGCTCTAAACCAGTCTGAGCAATCTCACCTGCTTCCCTTCTTGCTGTTGTTCCAATTTCACCTAGATCCTTGTAAGCTTTACCTGTTAGTAAGCCACCTGCACCTAGAGCACCTTAAACCCAGTATTTGTTCTAAATTCATAGTAATTTACCCATTAAAGCCATTACGTTGATCTCCTGTAGTGACAGCTGTGAACCGTCAATCTCTGCTTCTAAACCTACAACAATACTAGTTCCGTAGCCTGTTGCGTTTAAACTTCTTTGGTTGGTCAAAGCGCCACCTGTGAACTCCACAGTTGTGTACTCACTCTCACCGAAGAAACCAGTGACCTGGTCCCCTACCGTAAACTCTGCTGTTGCGTACGTACCTTTGAAGTCATACGCCCACTTCATAAATACTGTTGCGTTGTTCGCACCAACTAACGTAGGCTTCAGCTTCTTAAGAATCTTAACTCTAGAACTGTCGCCAAATGTTAGGCTTGGGCTGTAGTACTTAAAGCGGTAGCCTAAACCGTTGTCTTGATAACCAGTGTACTCACTAATGCCTTCAGACGTGCCTATGTAAAAGTCACCGTTGTCTAAACGTGTGTAACAACTAAAGCCAGTAGAAGGCCAACGAGTAACACGGTAGGAACCATTCTCTGTTGTTCCTCTAACGTCAAAGCAGTAAGTGTTGTCCTGACCTACAAAAGTTAGTAAGTAAAAACCTTCTTCAGGACTATAAGCAGACCTAAAGAATGTGTTTTCTGTCTGCAAGGCGTTAATAATGTCCTTACTAATGTTTGCTGACAAACTACTAACAGGCATGGACTTTTGTTGTATTGTACGTCCAAAGCTCTTTAAACCAGTGTGTGACAGGAATAGTACGTCCGTACCAGTGTACTGAACAGTGTCTCTGTCTACGCAACCGATACCAGCTACAGTGTCCTGAAGAACCATAGTTGCTGGTGCTTCTGCTCCTTGGTACACAATGATGCTGTGCTTACCAAAGATAATTAGGAAGCCGTTGTGTGCAGCTAGTGCTACAATCTCGTCGTACCCGTCAGGCCAGACTTTAGACACGTCAATAGAGCCACTAGTGCCGCCTGAGAAGTCATGGCCTATCAAAAGGTCAGACCAGTAAACAATAGAAGGACTACCACCAACTCCTGTTACCCAGAGACGACCGTAAGCTGACAGTACTTCGTTACCTAGCACAACACCGGCAGCACCAGCTACTGAGTCTAGACGTACCACTGACGAACCGTCGTACACTAAAGGTTCATGAGAAGCTTGAAACAAGTACGCTTTGTCGTTAAAGTTAACAATCTTCCAGTTGTCTGCTGTTACCGTGTAACTTCCAGGCGTAGCGTCAGTAAGCGTAGTAGTACCTGTGAATATCTTGTTATTGCCTACAGACAACACTACGTTGCTACCGGTACTTCTGTCGAACTCTTTTACAGCCCTGATCGTACCAGAGCCTAGTGCTGTTTTATTAGTTGTAATGACACTATGACCCTTACGTGCCGCAATACGACCACGTTTGTCAATCACAGCGTTGTCTGCTATTTCAGCAAACGACGGGTCCTGCGCCAACGGTGAATCTTCGGTGTTAATACCTTTGAACGCTGGCGCTACAAGATTAATACTCTTTAGTTCTTGAGCCATATCAGATAGTCCTAAAGTACATCTCTTCTGGATGCTTAGCTGCGTCTATTGCGATAGCGTCAGACAAATATCTATCAGCAATACCAAAGTACTCAGCAGTAGAAGTTCCTCCTGTTTCTCCACGTTCACGAGCCAACAAAGCAACAGCTAGGTGTACTACAGGTTGCGAAGGTATCAGCAACGTGTCAGTATTAGCACTCAAGTCACCTTGTCGTTTAATCACGTCAAACCGCAAGCTGTACACGCCGTCAGGAGTTGGACCTACGAGTACTTGCGTGTCACCACTAGCGTCAAGGCCGTTGTACGTGTAGTACATAGGTGCGCCTGTAGCAGCATTATTAATGTACAGTTGCTCGTTAAACCAGTCCTTACTTTGGTACTCCATAAAGACATTACTAGTGTCGTTAAGAACACACATAACCTTTACGTTGTCGCCACAGTCCGTCAAGGAATAAGTATTGTCGTCGGCTGTAGTAGAAACAGTAATAGTGCTTCTCAAGGCAGACCAGTCGTTAGACTCCTCTACTAACTTCTTAGCGTCGTTAATAAAGTCACCAACCATCTTGTTGTAAGTAGTGCTAGTAACCGACGTGGTTTCTTCTTCACGCAGCCTACGTAGCACGTTATTCATAAGGTTCAAGTATGTCATCCGATATATTCCTTAAACAAACTGCTTGTTATTCCGGTTGGTCCTAATGTGTCCTGTAAAGACGCTACGTAGTCAACTTGAGGTGCTTGACCTATTTCTTCCAACGTAGGCAACTCGTAATTAATGCCTGACATGAAAGGAGTAAAGTCAGTCTTCTTAGGTGCTGCCGCAGCTGCCATCATGCCTGTACCACCACCAACACCAGGTCCTGAACCATCACCAGTACCAGTCCCTGTTCCAGCACCTGAACCACCTCCAGTTCCAGTACCGTCTCCTACACCAGTTCCTTCACCAGTTCCGTCACCGTCACCATCTCCAGTTCCAGTAGTGTCTTTGGCCTGCTCTTCAGCGTCCTTCCGTACTTCTTCAGAAGACTGTAGATCCTTTTCTAACTGTTCGTCAGCAGCATCCTTGTTGGCTTGTTCAGCATCCTTAGCTTCGGTTTCAGCACTGGTGTCCTTCTGGGCGTTTTCGTCTTTGGTAGCTTCCTCAGCCGCTTGTTGCTCCTTGGCGGCTTCCTCTGCTGCCTGCTGCTCTTTAGCCTTGCTCTTCGGCAGCTTGTTCCTTAACAGCTTCTTCAGCAGCTACTTCTTCTTTACGAGTCTGCTCAGCTTCTTCCTTACGTGCCTGCTCCGCTTCTTCTTTTTCTTGAGTCTCTGCAGCAGCTTCCTTTTCTGATCTTTCTGCAGCAGCCTCTTCCTTTTCTTGAGTTTCGGCGTCAGCTTCCTTTTTAGCCTCTTCAGCGTCCTTGGCTTGATCTTCAGCTTCTTTCTCTGCTGTTTCAGCCTCAGCGTCCTTCTGAGCTTCTTCGGCAGCTATTTCTTCTTTCTCTTTAGTTTCTGCAGCAGCGTCCTTAGCTGTTTCTTCGGCGTCTTTATCTTCTTGTTCTGCAGCTGTTTCTTCCTTAGTTTTGTTTTCAGCATCCTTGTCTGCAGTCTCAGCAGCAGCCTCTTCTTTACGTTGCTCTTCTGCAGCAGCCTCTTTAGTTTCTTGTTCTGCAGCAACATCTTTATCTTCCTGTTCTGCAGCAACGTCTTTCTCTTCTTTTTCAGCATCTTTGTCTTGTTGTTCTGCAGCAGTATCCTTGGCTTCTTTCTCAGCATCTTTATCAGACTGTTCTGCAGCTACTTCTTTATCTTCCTGTTCTGCATCTTTTTCTTCTTGTTCTGCAATAGCGTCTTTATTTTCTTTTTCTGCGTCCTTATCAGCTTGCTCTGCAGCAGCGTCTTTTTGTTCCTTTTCGGCTTCTTCCTTTTGAACTTCTTCAGCAGCTTCTTTAGCTATTTCTTCAGCTTCTTCTTTTCTACCCTGTTCTGCTTCTTCCTTCTGCTCTGTTTCAGCTTGAGCATCTTTTTCTGCAGTCTCAGCAGCTACCTCTTCTTTCTCTTCGGTTTCAGCCTGAGCGTCCTTCTCAGCAGTCTCTGCGTCCTTAGATTCAGTTTCAGCATCGGCTTCCTTCTTAGCTTCCTCAGCTGCTACTTCTTCCTTTTCCTGAGTCTCAGCCTGAGCGTCCTTTTGGGTTTGCTCAGCGTCTTTATCTGATTGTTCTGCAGCTATCTCTTCTTTTTCCTTAGTCTCAGCATCTTTGTCAGCCTGCTCTGCCGCTTGCTCTTCCTTAGTTTTGTTTTCAGCTTCTTTGTCAGCTTGTTCCGCAGCAGCATCTTCCTTTGCTTTATTCTCAGCATCCTTATCTTGTTGCTCAGCTTGCGTTTCTTTTGTTTCTTTTTCCGCGTCTTTTTCTTGTTGTTCAGCTACGTCCTTTTCCTGAGTTTCAGCCTCAGCATCCTTTTGAGCTTGCTCTGCAGCCTGAGCTTCCTTTTCCTCAGTTTCAGCCTGAGCGTCCTTCTCAGCTACTTCTGCTGCTCTTTCTTCTTTTACTTGGGTTTCAGCATCGGCTTCTTTCTTAGCTTCTTCTGCTGCTTGTTGCTCTTTCTCCTGAGTTTCAGCATCGGCTTCTTTCTTAGTTTGTTCTGCAGCTACTTCTTCTTTTTCTTGAGTTTCAGCTTCGGCGTCCTTCTCTGCTTGTTCAGCAGCAGCCTCTTTCTCTTCTGTTTCTGCTTGCTGTTCCTTTTGAGTTTCCTCAGCGTCCTTACCTTCAGCTTCTGCTAACTCTTTTTTATCTTCTTCAGCCTGACGGTCCTTCTCAGCTTTTTCAGCAGCAGCCTGTTCTTTTTCCTGAGTCTCTGCTTTAGTGTCCTTCTTAAGTTGTTCTGCAGCGGCCTGCTCTTTTTCCTGAGTCTCTGCAGCAGCATCCTTCTCTGCCTTTTCAGCAGCGTCAGCTTCCTTTTGTTCAGTCTCTGCTTGAGCTTCCTTATCAGCTGCCTCAGCTGCTTCAGCTTCCTTTTGCTCAGTTTCAGCAGTGGCTTCCTTCTGTGCTTCTTCTGCAGCTGCTTGTTCTTTCTGTTGTGTTTCTGCAGCAGATTCTTTTTCTGCTTTTTCAGCAGTCTCTTTGTCAGCTCGCTCAGCAGCATCTTTAGAAGCTTCTGCAGCAGCGTCCTTAGATGCACGTTCGGCTGCAGCATCTGCATCCTTTTGTCTCTCAGCTGCAGCAGCGTCCTTCTGTCTTTCCGCAGCAGCATCTTGTTCTTTCTGCTGTCTTTCCGCAGCGGCTTCAGCCTGATCCCTTCGTATTTGTTCAGCCGTGTCTTCAGCAGAAGGAACAGTACTAGCTAATGGGTCGTCTTCATCAGTAGGAGTAGTAGAAGAGTCACCTCCGCCACCTCCACCGCCACCTATTTCTGGCTCAGGTTCAGGCTCAGGTGTTTCTTCAGTAGGGTCGTACTCAGGGTCTATAAAAATTTCTGTTGGTTCGTTAGGGTCTCGTACACGAATAATGTTGCCAGATTGATCTACGTCATTAATCTGACCGTACTCTTCGCTTCTATCGTAGTTAAAGTCTATTACTACTTGAGAACCGTTAGTATTAACTGTGTATCCTGACTGAGCCAGTGCTTCAACTAATTCTTCTTGAGTTGAGACACCAAACAAACCCATTAAAACTTCCTGGTCTGAATCGGAGAGACCAAAGAAACCGTTAGCGTCTACACCTGTTCCAATGCTTGTCATATGATCGACAATAGCACCGATGTCTTGTTGATCTACTGCACTATCAATAGCAGATTGAAAAGCAGTGTCTGAAAACTGTCTAGGATCATAAGGAACCTGACCTTCAGTTAAACCTGTTAGTTGGTCTACAACAGTAGGGTCACTTACTATGTTACCGTCGGCGTCAAACCATTGACCTTCGTCTTGGTAGTAAGCAAGGTTGCCTTCAGAGTCATAAAGACCGTCCTGACCTAACTGGATTTCTCCTGTAGCAATAATAGACGCGCCGTCTTCAGCAAAGCCGTCGTAGTAATCAACAGTGCCGTCTTCGTTTACTGCAGCGGTGCCTCCTAAGTCATAGACATTACCGTCAGCGTCAACATAAGTTCCGTCAGAAGTATACCGAAGTCCTTCTATGTCTTGACCTAGAATTCTATTACCGTTTTCGTCGGTATAGTAGTAGTATGAACCAGGGTCTATGTAGCCTTCACCTGCTCTGTACTCTAGTTCTTCTTCGTCTACTTCCTCTATAGCACCTTCTACAGCATCACCAATTTGACTTACAATTTCTTCAAACTGTTCTGTGTACTCAGAGATGTCAGTGTCAAATAAACCTTCTGCTTGTGACAAGAAGTCTTCAATAGCACTAATGTCTGGTACGTAGCCTCTAAAGAATTCCTCAAGCTGGTCTAACTCAGTTTGTGCTAAGTCTTCTAGGTTTTCTAAGTACTCACCAAACTGGTCCGTAAAACCTGCGCGAACCATAGCTTCAATAAGCTGTTGTGGGTCTAATTCACCGCTTGTAGCTAACTGAGTAGCTGAGTTAATAACACCTGCTTGAACAACAGCGTCAACAAACTCGTTACCTGTTTCTAATGCTTGGAGTGCTTCCTGTGCAATGTCGGTGTCTAACAAACCACCAGTAACAGCAGCTTGTATAACACTTTCAAGGCTTATGTCTAAGTCACCACCTGTTAAGACGCCGGTAGCTACCTGTGAGATTACTGAGTTAACAGCAGCAGAAAAAGCCGCAGCAGAAGCACCACTTAAACCTACTGTAGAAGAAAGAGCAGAGCCAACTCCAGCACCGCCTAAAGCTAAGCCTACAGCAATTTGGAAACCTGCTTTAAAGATGTCTCCGGCACCGGAACTTTGGTCTTCTACCTTAACGTAAGCTGACCCATTCCATCTAAAGCGGTCTCCCGAAGTAGAATAAAGGTCAGTAACAACACCGTACTTACGTAGTAACGCTTGGTTAGCTTCAGAGTTAAGCCAGTTGTTATAAGCACCAGCTTGAGTACTAGTTTGTTGTCTACGTAGGTTTTCTAAGTTTTGACCAGGGTCGCTAGGATCAATAGTTAAGTCAGCGTCACCCTCAAGAATCATTTGTTGATCTTCGGTAAAGCCGGTGTCTGCGTTAGCCCAGTCTCCAACAGTCAGCTCACCAGACTGAAGTAACTCTTCACGCTCAGTCATGTAAGCAAGATAATTGTCAAACGTACCGAATACTTCAGGTAGTCTGTTTACTTCGTCGCTTTCAAAGTACTCACGTAGTTCG